TCCTGAATTTAAATACATCGGTTGGCAAATTAGTGATACACTATTTGTTATTGTATGTGATAAAGATGAGTTAGCACAGTTGAGAGGATACAATGACACCAGAGAAAAAAGTAAAAGAAAAAGTAAAGAAGAAACTTAAAGAATTAAAATGCTACTACTGCATGCCTGCAACAGGGGGCTATGGCGCAAGTGGTGTTCCTGATATTATCGCTTGTTATAAAGGCACTTTCATTGGCATTGAGTGCAAAGCAAACGGTAACAAACCTACCGAACTTCAACAAAAACATCTACGAGATATTTCAATCAGTGGTGGAAAATCATTAGTTATTGACGAAACAAATGTTGATATGCTACAGTTTTTTATCACAGGTAAACAAATTATTAATAATGAAAAATGATAACGTAAACAGACCGAAGCATTATACTCAAGGAAAAGTTGAGTGTATTGACGCAATCGAATCAGCAACAATGGGTTTAGTTGGGATAGTTGCCGTTTGCGTGGCTAACGTCATAAAGTATGTATGGAGGTTTGCTTTAAAAAATGGTGTGGAAGACTTAGATAAAGCAGACTACTACCTACAAAAACTAAGAAAGAAAGTGAGAGAGAAATGAGTGCTGATTTATTTAAGAGAGTGCGAAGTTTACTACGAGACCACATAGAGTTACTTAACAAGCATCAGCTAGGTGATACTCATGTAGAGGACGCACAGTTGATAATTGATGAGTTAGATGTTTTACTTAAGTCTGACGCAGTAAAAGACATTGAGAAAAACATTGACGAAGCAGAAAGAAAATTAGTGAGCGATGATTTAGCAGAAGAAATACTCAACGGAAAGTATTGCGTAGGAGGAAGTTGCGAAGATTAATCCTGCGTGTGTCACCAGTTCCCACATTAAAGGAGATAGTTATGTTGTATATAGTTTATGATAGTGAGCATCTACCTTTACGTAGATTTCACAGAAGTGATGAAGCAAAGTGGTTTGTAAGAGATAAGCCAGAGTTTACGATAGAAAAAATTAAACAACGACGAACAAGCAGGTCTGAACAACAAAGAGAATTATTTAATAAGATAGGAGAATGTTTATTTTGAGTGATAATAGAAAATTAACTTTTGAAGAAAAAGTTGCACGAGTAGAAGAAGTATTAAAAAAGTATCCAAATGCAACACGATCAACCATAACAAATTGGACTGGGTATAAAACACCTTTGCTAGATGAGATGTATGAAAAGGGAGTTAAAGTTCCAAAGAAGAAAAAGGCAACAAGTAAAACAACATCTTGGAACCAATATTTAGGAAGTTTAAGTGGCAGACGAGATCGATAAAGCTAATGACCAAATGGAAAAAGCTATGGCTTTGACCATGCGAACTGTCAATACTGAAATTAAAAAGAACACCACAGGAAAATGTTTATGGTGTGGTGAACTTATCACAGATACCAGGAGATGGTGCAGCGTGGAGTGTCGTGATGAGCAAGAAAGACATAATTAGTCCATGCACAGAGATATGTCGCTATGAAGAAATTGATGGTGAGCCACGGTGTATCAGTTGCTTTCGGACTTATGAGGATTTAAACAATTGGTTTTACATGACAAATGAAAGTAGACGAGAAAGAATTAAACAGATTAAGAAAGATAGGAAAAACTATGAACGTAAGCAAGCGAACAATAAAGATATGGGAAAAGAATCTTAAAGAAGGTTATCGTTTTTTTCAACCACATAATGCAATACAATTAACACCAAGAACAGAGCGAGAAGCAAATGCCATTAAAAACTTACGGAAACAAATGCGTGAAGTGCAAAAACCCCGCTAAATACTACGACAAGAAAAAGTGGTGGTGTGGGTTTACTTTTGAAGGACACGGATACTGCAAAGCAGAGAAAGTAAAAGATAAATAATGCAAATAGTAACTCTCGACTTCGAGACGTTTTATGACGTAGGTTATGGACTTAATAGACTAACTACTGAAGAATATATTAAAGATGAAAGATTTCAGGTCATCGGTGTTGCCATTAAAATTGATGATGGTAAGACTAGGTGGTATAGTGGGCATGACAATATACAAGACATACTATCCTCCATTGATTGGAAACAATCAGCAGTATGTTGTCACAACACTATGTTTGACGGTGCGATCTTAGCGTGGCATTATAATGTTTCTCCCGCGTTATACTTTGACACGCTTTGTATCGCCCGTGCTTTACACGGAGTAAACGCAGGGGGGTCTCTCAAAGCCTTAGCTGAAAGGTATAACTTAGGTCAAAAAGGAACTGAAGTACTCGACGCAAAAGGCAAACGTTTAGAAGACTTTGCAGACCACGAACTACATAAGTATGGACTGTACTGTAAGAACGACGTTGATCTCACATATAAACTTTTTAATATCATAGGAAGAAAGTTCCCACCAGTAGAACATAAGTTAATCGACATAACACTGCGTATGTTTACTGAGCCACTACTTGAAGTTGACGACGCATTGTTGATACAACGGCTTGAAGATATTAGAACTGAGAAAGAAGAACTACTATCAGGACTAAAGACAAAACTAAACTGCCCTGATGAAGAATGTGTACGTAAAAAGTTAGCAAGTAACAAACAATTTGCAGAGCTACTAGAGGAACTAGAAGTTGAAGTACCTATAAAAGTGAGCCCTACAACAGGCAAAGACACTTATGCTTTAGCTAAAACCGACCAAGGATTTATTGATCTGCAAAACCATGAAGACCCTTTCATACAAGAACTTTGTGCCGTCCGCCTTGGTACAAAATCTACTATCGAAGAATCAAGAATAGAACGTTTTATTGACATTGGTGCAAGGAATCATAGCAAACTACCTATACCACTTAAATACTATGGGGCACACACAGGTCGATGGAGTGGTACTGACAAAGTAAACTTTCAAAACCTACCGTCAAGAGATGTAAAAAAGAAAGCGTTGAAGCAAGCCGTGATCCCTCCAGATGGTCACGTTTGTATCAATGTAGATTCTTCACAGATAGAGGCACGAATATTAGTATGGCTTGCAGGTCAGACAGAAGTGGTAGAGATGTATCGAGAAGGACGAGATGTTTATTGTGAGTTTGCAAGTAAAGTATATAACAAAAAAATAGACAAACGAAATAAAACAGAAAGAGCAGTCGGTAAGACATGTATCCTTGGGTTAGGTTATGGTACAGGGGCAAGTAAACTACAGAACGTATTAAAATTACAAGCGGGAGTTGAGTACAATGAAAACCAATGTCAGCGATTAGTTAATATCTACAGAGAGGTAAACAATAAGGTGATTCAGCTGTGGAGTGATTGTGATTTAGCTCTTCAACACATAGCTTCATGGCCCAAAGACAAAGAACCTTATTATTTAGGAGCTCAGAAATGTGTGATGGTGACCCCTGAAGGATTGCGATTACCTAACGGACTTTATATTTATTACCCTAAGTTACGAAAAGACACATCGAAATCAAGAACAGAATATAACTATAAGAATAGGTACGGAGAAACTTCAATATGGGGTGGTTCAGTTGTAGAGAATATCGTACAAGCACTAGCTCGAATAGTGATCGGAGAACAGATGGTAGCTATCAATCGTAGATACCGTCCAGTCTTGACAGTGCACGACGCTGTGGTTTGTATAGCTCCAGAGGAAGAAAAAGATGAGGCTTTAAATTTTATAATGGCAGAGATGTCTAAGCCACCAGCATGGGGCAAAGACTGTCCAATAACATGTGAAGGAGGGTACGCAGATACTTATGGGGACTGTTAATGTATTAAGTTTGTTCGACGGAATGTCTTGTGGACAAATAGCACTTGACCAATTGGGAATAAAAGTAAATAAGTATTACGCATCGGAGATAGATAAGTATGCCATTGAAATCGCAAAGAAAAACTACCCAAACACAATACATCTTGGAGATGTTACAAAGGTACAGAATAATAGTATCGAGGAGAAAATTGATCTACTCATCGGAGGTAGCCCATGTCAAGGCTTTAGCTTTGCAGGGAAACAACTAAACTTTGATGACCCTAGGTCTGCTTTGTTCTTTGAGTTTGTTCGATTATTTAACGAAACTAAACCTAAATACTTCTTGCTTGAGAATGTACGAATGAAGAAAGAGTACCAAGACATCATATCAAAGTACTTAGGTGTTGAACCTATCATGATAAATAGTTCACTCGTGTCTGCACAAAACAGAGTGCGGCTGTACTGGACTAACATACCAGTAGAGCAACCTGAAGATAGAGGTATTGTACTAAAAGATATACTTGAAGATGGAGTCGTAGACAGAGATAAGGCACACTGTTTAGATGCTAACTACTTCAAAGGTGGTAATCTTAAGTCTTACTTTGAAAAACACAGACGACAATTAGTATTTAGCAAAGACGGACTATGCCATGTTGGAGATGCGGATATAAAAGGGAATGACTCTATCAAGCGAGTCTATCACCCTGAAGGTAAGTCCCCTACATTAACTACAATGCAAGGCGGACATAGAGAACCTAAAGTTTTATGTGGTGCGTTCCGTGGCAGATACCACAACGAAGAAGGTAAGCGTGTAGACAATAAACAAAGAGTGGCAGGGCTCACAAAGCAACAATTAGAAATACGAGAAGACGGTAAAACGAATGCTTTGACTACTGTACAGAAAGACAATGTTGTAACAGTAGATAAAATGTACTACCGTAAGTTGACCCCTCTTGAATGTGAGCGTTTACAAACTGTACCTGACGGATATACTGAAGGAGTATCTAATACACAGAGGTATAAAATGTTAGGTAACGGTTGGACAGTCGAAGTAATTAAACATATATTTAAAGGAATGAAATGAAAAAACTATTAGTAGCATTAATTTTAACAAGTACTTTATCAGCCAACGAACTGTATGAGGCAAGTCCTGAAAACTGGGAAAACTCAGAACATAATTGGGATAACTCTTCAAACAACTGGGATAACTCTCCACATAACTGGGATAACTCTCCAGATAATATCTACAGTGATACTTTAATACGAGATAATTCAGGTGATGTAACAGGGTATGCAGTAACCAATGATGAAGGCACGACAAACATTTATGACTTAGACGGAAACAGAGATGGGTACATTTACGAGTGAGTATGGAAACAGTAGTTCTTAGTTTTTCTGGGGGTAGAACGTCAGCATATATGACAAAGTATATGTTGGATAATTACAAAGACAAATATAACTTTATTGTTTTAT